CGTGCAAGTTGAGCTACGAGATCCCAATCGGAACGCATCCTAGAGAATTGACCAAGAGAGAGTTTGGTAAAGCCGTCTCCGAAGTAGCGACCCACGTTTCCGATGTGGCTGTTGCCTGGGCAATTAGACCGTGGTCTTGTGCTATAGTTTCCACTATCTCTGACGCCGTCTGATTGACGTAGTCTCGCTGAGAATAGGAGTCGACGAGGCGGGCAGACAGATCGCGTCCCTCGATCGAAATTGTCCGAAGGATTGGATCGATTATGAGCGAATCGGCTGTTCCGGTTATCAGGTCTGTCGATATCGGCGAGCTTGCGTCAGCCACGGTTACAAGGGGAGCGGACAGGTCTACCCACGACGTGAGGCAGGAGAGCGAAATCTCCGTCAGCGTGAAGATCAGCGAGAACGAGTCGGCAGAAAAATAGTTGCTCGTCGTAATATTGGCCTGCAGCAAACCCGGAACTGCTGTATTGTTGATGGAAACGGATAAATCCATCTATTTGCGCACCGTGCCAGGCGTCATTGGGGTCCGATGCCGTCTGAAAAGACAGATGACGCGTTCGGAATGCTCAGTTCGGTAAGGCCTTTAATAAACGGGTCTGCAATATCATTTGTTCGGGCGATGTTGATCCATTGCAGGGCGTCGCCGAGTGTTATGGCAGCAATCTGAAAGAGATTTCCGCCCGTTACGGTCAAAGTTGTCAAATTATGCTCCTGACAGACTGAGATGGGCACAAATCAGACCAAGGTATGATCTGGCGTTCGCTGTATTGGCCAATGATGCTGAACATCCGACCGCTGTAGTGAAGGACGCCGCCGTGTCTGAGGCGGAGTTTGATCCTTGGAGAGAGTTGAGCATCACGCCAGACTCCAAGTTGATTTGGATTTGGACCGCGGATAGAGAGGCGCTGGCAGCGGTTACCGCGAGCGAATTGGCAGTTGACCCGGGGGTTAGGGCGTCACTGCTCGAAACCGCCGACGATAGGGCTGATGTGTCAATGTTTGTTCCCAAGAGGGCACCTTCGGCGCTTGCGAGCGCTGCCAATATGAGTGCTTGGGTCGTGAGGAGGGGGGAGGAGATAACACCTGATTGGTGGGCTACAACGCAGCTTAGCCGATAGGAAATCCACCACCGGCTATGGTATGCGGCGGAGAAGTCCTCAACGATGATCTTGTAGCGGAATGATTGCCAGGTAAGCCAAACTGCGGCGCCAGATAGCCGGAGGTTGTCGAGTGCCCTCGCCCTCGTTTCGGCATTCGGGCCAGAAAAAATACCTTCGAAACAAATCTCGTCGTCGTCGGGGCCAAGGGGTTCAATTGTTCGTGTCCCATCTGAGGTGCGGTGGATCACCATCCTCTGCTTACCGCCGAATCGGACCGAAGTCGGAACCTCGAAATCTTGTAGGCTAATTGGACCAATGGTTATCGCTTGGCTGCTCAAAGGGTACCACCTAGGTCGGACCGGATTTTGGGACGAGAGGAAACACAGGTCGGGTCTCGTCAAAAGGGTGAGATGCGTCCTCTGGGCGGCGTCGCCCGCGGGTCAACTCCGGTCATCCCGTTCGAAGGCCTCGCTAGTGCCCGCTCAATATGCTGGACGGCCCACCGTCCCAAGGCTGCCCCATCGAGATGCAGCGTCGCACCAACGATTTGGCCACCACTATGCGCATCCGATGGTGCCTCTCTATTTGCTTTTGACAGAGAGTGCTCACTGCGATCGGTCAGGTCTGCCTGCCATGGTTTGCTGCTCCGCACGTGCAGGGCGTCGGGTCGGGCGGGCATCGTCCCTGAGGCGATCTCCTGTCTCCCGGTCCCAGATGGCGACACCGGCTCGCCCGGTCGCCGCCGGGTCGAAGCGGGGACCAGGGAGGGGACAGCTCGGGCGGCTCCGCGCCTAGAAGAATCTAGCACAATGTGGAACAATCTTTGCAGACGTCGATTGGGACTCGCGGCGCCTGAAGCGACTGAGGGCTGTCGAGTGTCCGGGGACGCGACCGGCGTGCCTGGTTGTTTGCCCGCAGTATTATGGCGGAGCGCCAAGGACCGTAAACGGCTGGTCGTCGGTACCGCACCCTGCGATATCGGGCGATGGGCTGCAAAGCCTCGACCAATAGTAGCAGGGAACCTCCGTGGTCCTTGCAGAGACTGCGCGCCAGTAGTCATGCCAAATACACCTACCGGATCGATTCGCGAACCATTCAAGGACCTCGCAGTTCTACTCGGCCACCCGTCAGGAAGGTCATGATACATGGCAACCAGATGTCGAACGCTGGGCAGGGGCGCCATCGATAGTAATGAAAGCCGCGTAACGCGTGGAAATGAGAGATACCGCGCGACCCGACGCCGGCTGGAATCAAGGTAGCTTTTCACAGTGTGAACGAATGGCAAGAGAGGCGCCCTTTCGAGTGAGCGGCAGCACCTTATAGGAGAGGCCTGCCGGGAGAGGCCGCCTATTCCCAGTGAAAGGCCTGCCAATCAAAGATGTTCCCATCCAGCGTTCCGATAGCTATAACGAACGCCATTCTGTCCTCAGCCTGGAGGGCGAAGGCAACATCGAATGGCACCCCGTGCCGTACTAGATACAAGCAATCAATCAAGACGGGGTGCCGAGCAAGTTTCCCACGCGCGCTGAGCTCCCGACCTTTTCTTGCTCGTCGGTTGCGGCGGCAATTGCCGCGAGGCCGTCTTCCCCCAGCCGGTCGATTAGCGCCTCGATCTGAGCCTCGCTGGCGGGTGCAGGCACAGGAATACCCTCGATCTCATGCACGGAGCTAGCAAGGCTCGCCATCCCCAGCCACGGCTCATTCTGCGACAAAACCGGTCCGGCCGCCTTGAAGAGGCGCAACGTGTCGAGGGCAGTGAGAATACGGAGCGACAGCTTTCGGCCACCCTTATCGATCGTCGAAAAGGTATGGGCACTTTCAGTTAGGATTGTTTGCGTGGGCTTCATCATATTCTTCGTTTCCTGGTGGCGAAAAATTCCAACTTCTGCCTGACACTGGAGTAGCCCTTCCACATGCCAGCGTTGGCGAGCTTGAAGACAACGCCATCGAACTGATATGTGAAGGTGGAGCTGTCGCTTTCGGTAATGTACTGATACATGGATCCAGATTGCGTACTGGAGCCGTTGTAAAAGTTCTGCTCAATTGCTGCTATGAAATCGTCAAGGGCCGAAGTTCCACGCTCTACTTCAAAGCTTCCTTCCCAGCCTTTTGGGAGTTCGGCCCCAAGCTGAGTCCCATCGATCCGAGCCACACGGATTGGCGCCGTGAGTTGCTGGCTCTCGAAGCCTGTTACGTGACTAATATCCAGTCGCCCGCTTGGTCCCATGACCACCAGTTGCGTGTCACGTCCGATTGAGAAGTCTGTCAATGCCATGGCTCGTTCTCCTAACTAACTTGACCGGTTGGCAAGGTTTGGAGCGATACCTGGACCGTCTGGCCACCTTCGACATTGACAATGAATCGCTCGTTGATAGCCTGATATTGGACCTGTGCGTCAGATTGAACGTACCCGAGACCGGTTCGAGATTGCGGATTATTTGTGGTATCGCAAATGACACTGAAGGGCAGGGAACCATTCGCACTTCCAAGCAATCCTTGGCCGAGCATGTTGTTCAGGAAAGAGAGTTGCGTCGATCGGATCTGCTGAAACAGGTCCTGATTGATGACCATGCCGACATATTGGCCCATGCCCGCGGCCAGCGTTGCCGCGATATAGTTTGTAAGGCGCGTGTAGTTGTCGCCGTTTGTTGCCGCGTTCGAGGAGGTATTGATGCCACCACGAACGCCCCAAAATGAACCTGCAGGCTGTGGGTTGCAGATCACATCGATGCCCGCGGCGAGTAAGACGCTGAGATCGGCGGATGCATACGCTGTATTCCATCCGGAGCCTGGAGCGCCGGACCGCTGGCTTCCGACTATACCATAGATTTGTTTGTTCAGGCTCGATTGTTCCGGGGAGAGGTTTGCGAGTCGTCCGGCGGCAAAGCCTTGTGGTGATACAAGTCTTACAGTGCTGTTAACCTGATCTGACCACCAGAGCCAGTCGCCAAACATCAATTTCGCGGAATACGCGTTGAGACCTGCCTCGTTCATAGTGGAGACCGCATCGCTGATTGTGTCGCCTGAAGGGGTCGTCAGGATCATGTAGATCCCCTCCTGCAGGCCGAAGGCAGCCTGAATTGACCATGTAGTGGCATCGTCGCAGTCTGCAAGCAATGCCAATCCACACCCCTGAGCCCGCAATGCGTACATGCCGCTACGGGTCGTTCCGTCGACGCCGACCATCTGGGCTCCGGCTGTGAGCGCAGCACCGTCGGTGCCGGGGGAACCTGAGCCCAGTCCGACTGAAAATGGCGCGGGCGATGCGGTCGTACCGCCGGAAGTGGCAATGATGCACTGGGATGGTCCACGCTGGGGGCCCATTCCCGAATTGACGGCGGTGGCCAGTCCGCTCCAAAACGCCGCACCGTTCCCTGTCAGTCCGTCATATCGCTCGGGTTGAAGACCCGGTGCGAGGACCGACAAGAGCCAGGTGCCTGGTTTGCTACCGACGCCAAGTGTGACCGTAATACTGTTGCCGAGCACACCCGTGTAGAGTGCTGTGAAGCTTGCATTTGAACCGGGGACCGTGTTGTACGCGGCGGTGTCGGTTCCGTCGGTCACCCTTACACACCGGAAATTCTGCGCACCTTGCTGGACAGCGATCGCGACCTGTGTTCCCATATCATACTTGCGCGAAATAATCTGTCCAAACATTTGGGCATAGTCAGCCATTGTCGCCACGAGGATAGGCTCATTGACCGGGCCCCAAGATGCTGTACCCGCGATGCCCAAGACATTGGTCGGAACGCCATTCAGTACCAGGTTCTGCGGCGGAACTATTTGTACGTATAGATCCGGTACGATCAACGAGGTGGTGTTTATGCTGCCCTGTTGAATGATGGGCATGGTGTCAGCCCTTCCCAGCAACAGACGAAGCGACTGGCCTTATCGAGCTGACATTGTCGCTGTTTAGCACCTCACGAATCTTTGCGGGATCCGCAATGATATCGCCGCGCACGAAGGACTGAAAGGACTTCGTCACGACCAACATTTCAATCATAGTGTTGTACCTAACCGAAAGTGATTTGACCATTAATGGCGGCGGCGCCGAACAGCATAGACGGCAGACTCACGGATATTACTGTTGGGTATTCGACACAATAG